AGTGCTAATTGTGCTGCTGCCGCATCCTGAGCTGACTTAATCTGTGCGGCTACTGCATCTTGCTGTGCTTTGCTTTGTGCAGCAATAGCATCTGCGGCTGATTTTCCAGCCGCGCTAAATGATGAGTTCCACTCGCCTAAGTTAGGCTTGATAGATGTACCTGCAACAGTAGAGCTGAAGGATGACCACTCTCGACCATTAGCCTGAATCTGTGTCTGCACAGCGAACATTGATTTAGTCAAGTCATTGATTGATGCAGTAAGAGGGTCGACCTTCCAGAGACCAAAAGGATCTTTGAGTTCTAATGTCTTAACTGTGGCTAAAAGATCTGTTAACTCTTTTGTCTTTTCCTGTGCCTTCTCTAATGCCTTCTGGTACTTCTCAACATTAGTAAGGTTTTCTTCCTCGATCGCTTGCATTAACTTTAAGCGGATCTTATCTTCCTCTGAGATCTTACCCTTGAGGGCTGCCTCGATCTGGATCTTTTGTAGATCAAAGACTGCCCTAGCCTTAGCAAGCTTGAGGCTTTCCTTCTGTGCCTTAGCAGAATCCTTTGCTGCTTTAGTCTGTGTCTTTTGTGCTGCCTTAGCAGCTGAGTTATCGACTTGACCAGAGATAGTCATTGAGATGTTGCCCATACCCTTGAAGGCGTTTAGGTCTTTAGCGAATAGATCAAAGTCAAAGATCGATTTAGTGATGGCAATAAACTCGCCTGTTTCACGCGCAAGACCAGCAATAGCATTAGCAATTCTATCGATGCCCTTGATAAGCGGATCGATTGTTTCAGATCCAGATGCGGTCTTAATGGCATCGACTAGACCTTCACCAATAGTCTCTTTGGCGTTGTTGCCGGCAACAGTTAACTTAGCAAGCGAACCTGCATAGGTATCAGCTGCCGCTGTTGCTTGACCTGCAAAGAGTGTTGTTAAGCGTAGCTGAATCTCCTCAAAGGATGAGCTTGTAAGTTCAGCCTTGGTAAGTCCTACACCTAAGCGACCAAGTGCTTGATTCTGCCCCAGATAAGCCTTCTGTAGACTTTGTGAAACCTGAGTAAGGCTTTTGCCTGTACCTGCTGAAATGTCAAGAGCAAGGTTGAGTAATTCTTGAGACTTAGTAACTGATAATGTGGCACGAAGGAATCGATCCATGGCAGGGCGAAGCTCGTCATCAAGCACACCTGTCTGCATCTCAAGGCGGTTAATGTAGCCGTTGACTGTGCCGATGTTTGATCCGTAAGCAAGCCCAAGATTTTTAAGAGTTGTACCTAATGCTGTGGCTGCCTTGTCATCTTCTGCAAAAGCCTTAACAGATGCCTTTGCGTAAGAGAGGATCTTCTGTGCGCTATAAACAGCAAGTAAACTCTTAGCAAGACCTTTGACATTCTTGCTAAGTTTATCTGTCGAAGTCTCTGCTTGTTTGAAAGCCTTTTTACCAGTGAACTCTGCTGCGATGTTAATTGCTACATTGCTCATGCTGCTCTCCTAACATCGACCATCGCTGTGCGGCGATTAAACTTAGTAGTTGTGTTTTCAATAGCCTTGAACACAGAAGCATTGGCTTTACCTTGAGTGTTTGCCCATGCTCTAAATATTAAGCGACCCATCATGCGCCCATCGCCTTTGCGTGATGGTCCGTACAGCTGACCAAGGTTAGAAATAAATTGATTTCCTGCATAAGGATTTACTGAACGAGATACACCCTTAGATGATCCACCTGCCTTAGCACCTACCCAGTTTTGACCTTGACCATTCTTACGCCCAGCAGTTTCATAGATCGCACCGATCATAGACTTGTTCTGAATACGCACATTGTTCACAAACCCAGCGCGGTTAGGCTTAGAAGGTGTTGTCTTGTAAATGATGCCCTTGCGAATCTCCAGAGCATTGTATTTAGGAAACTTGCCACGCGGTTGAGCGACTTCGCCCCATCCACTCATGGGTGTAACGAGTGGCACATAAGATCGAGCTTCATTGACAATAGGCTTTAAGACTCCACCTAATTCTTTTGTTAATTCTTTAGCAAGATCGGGAGCATACTTATTCAGAGCCTTACGAAGTGCGACCGCGCCTACGACTTCTGTTGGCATCTGCTGACTCCTTAGCTTCATCTGTAAGACCTTGCAACAACGCATTAAGCATTGTGCGATCTAGCTCTAATAGTTGTTGTGGCGCGAGCCCCAACCTAATGCTTAGCCTAGCAATTAGGTAGGTGAACGGGAGATCGCGCTTTAAGACAAAGGGTCGGAGTCCTCGACCGATACACTTTTAAGTGTTTCGATGAACTCCATCCCAAAAGGTTTTACAGTTTCACCTGATCTGCGTGTGACTTCCCATGCAAGCCAATAGACATCCGATTGCTTTTCTTCATCTCTGAAGGCTTTGTGGAAACCCTTTTTTGCATACTGCTCGAACGCATACTCCACTGCTGGAGTTATCTCGCCTTGCAGTTCACTTCCATCTTGTCGAACGATCTTTAGTCTTGCCATGGTTAGCCCCTTTGTTAGTTTTTACGCTGTGGTTACTGCGATTGTGCCGTTTACATTCCATGTCACAGATTGTGTGCTGAGGTCTGCTACTGAGCCGTTGATGTCTGTAGTGTTGTTCACTAGGCAGGTCATTGTGTATAGAGGATTTGATGCAGATACAGCAGCAGATGTCTGCTTTACTGTTACTACTACAGATGTTCCCCATGCAGCTTGAAGTGTAGGTAACACCTCTGCTGTTGCTGTGTCATTTAGGAAATCAATTGTGATTGATGATGCTTCTAGACCCTTAACGAACTTGTGACCTGAGTCACCCATTGCTGTTACTTCTAGCTCATCGAATGATCGGTTGATTGTTACTGCTGTGACATGGTCAGACAAGTCCACTGTAGCGACTGTCAAAACCACGCCATTGTTTAGAAATACAGCCATTGGATTATTCCTCGTCTTTCTTGGTTATTGGCTTAGGTGCTGCTGGCTTAGCTTGACCGATCTTGATCAAGAAAGCTTCCTGCTCTTTTTCCCACTCGGTCATGCTTAACTCCAACTCGTGAGTATTGATACGGACATCTCGCAACTAAGCAAGTCTCCACTTGCCGCATTGAGAACACTAGGTGCGCTGATTGCGCTTACATTATAGACCAGATTAGAAGCAGCGAGTAGAGCGAACACGCTTACTACTGTGTCCTCTATGCCGTTAAGGTTTCCCTCATTGTCGAAGAGTGGGACAGTCATCACAATCTTAAAGTTAGCCATTGGGCTAATTGAAATCTGGCTGTTGTTGTTAGGTGTCAAGTAAGGATCATCTGGAGACACGATTACAGAGTTTGCTAAAACTGTTGCAGGTGGAAATGCGAAAGTCTGCCACTTAGCGTTATTGACTAGGGCAGTCGCTAAAGTGGTTCTGAGTGTGGTGATGGCAACGGGAGGCATTATCCGACCATCGATGTAGGTGCTAGCGCATGTGCGATCAATCCTCGCACCTTAGCCAAGAGCTGTGCGCTCATTCGGTAAGGGCTTGGCTGGAAATCGACGAGGTTACTGCCCGAAAGGGTTGCAGTACGCGCTTGCCAGATCTCAACAGATATCATCAAAGCTGCTTGCTGCACTGCTTTATCTTCTGCCCAGTCAACATAGGTTGATGCAGCGACATTAGCAAAAGGATTAAATGGGTGGTAAGGCGTATCGGTTACATGGTTTGTAGTAACTGTAAAAGTGCGACCATGAACGCCCGTGATTGTCTTGTTGCCATTGAAGTGAGATCCTGCATTTGTAATAACTACAGTCTGACCCACATAGTAAATCATCTCGACATTCTTGTCGAAGTACATTGTGCCTACTGTGCCAACATTAGAGTGACCGATAGCAAATTCTGTGTTAGCCCATAACATTGGAAGTAGGACTGCATCTGTAGCGTCGCACACTTCCTGCAAGGTGGCATCTGGGTACAGCGTACCGACTCCGAGTGTTGATCGGAGCTCTGCTACTGTAGTTAGTGCCATTCCTTTTCCTTTCTAAAGACTCTGAGGGGTAGAGGGCTACTACCCCTCAGAGCGTACTTAGTTGGCTAGATTAAGCTGCGTTGTTGAACTTGAACGCGCCTGCTGCTGCCTTGGTGGCGATTGCGCCATAGCCGTAGTATCCGACTTCTACCTGACCAGTACCGACCTTGTCAGCGCGTAGCTGTAGGCGTTGTGACTCAAACCATGTGTATGAATCGCGATTTACTACGATGATTGATCCGTCAGCTACACCTGTGAGTGAGTAGTCAACATATAGATCAAGACCTAGTAGAGATCCGCGTAGGCTCTGTGATACTGAACCTGCTGCGTTTTGTGGCTGTGAAGCGATGAATAGAGGACGATTCTGTCCGTCTACCATGCCCATGATGTTGCTCCATTGTGTTGGAGAAACAATTACGCTTTGTGCAAAGCGAAGTGTGTTTGTGTAGATTGAGTCTGAAGCGCGAGCAATAAAGCCAGCCATTTCAGCACCATCCCATGGAAGTGTGATTGCTGTGCCATCTGCTGAAGCACCTGTCTGGATTGCTGTGCGTACTGCAACATTTGTTGCCTTAGCATAAGCATCTGCCATGAGTGATTGTAGCTCTGCAAAGAATGCAGGTGATGTGCGGTCAAGGACTTCAACATCGAATAGTTGCATTCCTGCGTACTTCTTGACATCAACATCTAGGTACTCAATCTCGACCTGAGTATCTGAGAATGCTGCCTTCTCTGCTGTCTCTGCAACAGTTGGAACAGCCTTAACGCGTGGGATCTGGAACTTGAATCCTGCATCTGGAAGTGTGCCTGCTGAAATTGCATCAATTGATGGTCGACCTGAAGTTGACTTATTGTTGATGATCTCTGTTAGCTGGCGTGTTGGTACAAGACCTGCAACATCTGTTGTGTCTGTATCTGAAGCAGCGCGTAGGTATTGACGAGCATTCTCATCACCGAACTGTGCCCGTACTGCATTCTCCAAAAATACTTCTGGAGCTGTGTTAATGCGTGGTGTTGTGTAGTACATTGCTGTAACAGTTGGGCGAGCAGCCTCGACAGCCGCTGCCTCTACTGAAGGTGTTGCTTCGACTGCTGGAGTGGTTTCTTCCACGGCTGTCTCGCTTTCTGTAGTTGGGTTTTCTTCGACAACAGATTTTTC